TGCAGAGTGGGTCGCCCAATCTGAGCAGATTATTGGCGAAGTGGTTGATGCCTTGGACAGAGATTGTCCAACACCACTTGCTAAACCTGACCCTGCAATTTATAACACAAATGTGAGTACATCAACAGCTGAGGAACATGGACCGTGGGCAGGAATGACCCGGCCGCTTGAACCTCAGTGCTTCTTTGAAGAGGAAGAGCTTAAAGATCATGAGCAGAGGACCCAAGCGAGAGTTTGGACAAATCCTATCATGACGCCAAAACAATATTGGCAAGCTTTTACCTCATTATTTGTTAGTGCTGGATTTCGTAAGGCAACTCCTGAGGAAACTCCGGATGGACCACGTTTTGATCCTGAGGATGTTATGTCCCAGGCGCACAAGCGAATGAATGAAGAGGTGTTGGCAGCGAAGCGACGTGCTGACACTGAATGTGACCCGAGTGAAGAACCAGGTTATGTTGAGCGACTTGTTGACTGGTGGGAAGGAACGAAGTACGGACCTAAAGTCGATCAGTTTGTTGATGATTACGTATCTACACCAATTGAGAAGGGAAGTAAGTTTGTACATGACAATTGGCAGAAAATTCCTTTGAAAGTGCGAAAAGCCATCAAAGTTGGAGCTGTTGTTGTGTGTGCTGCCGCCTATATGTATTCTAAATCGCGTGATGAAACCGATATGGAAGAGCAAAAGGCTGGTTGGAACCTATCAAAAGGTAAAGCCCGTCGTGGTGGAGGCGGTCGGGGAGGACCTCGCCGTCGTGTAGGACGTCGCAACAAGTGGGATTACTCTGAAGGTCCAGTGGACAATGATGAGGAACCACGTTTTGATGCCCATGATGAATATGGAGCACATTTGCGCGGACAATCAAATCTGCCCGAAATTCCTTCGAGTGTTGATGATTCAGCTGTAACTCGTGCCATTTTTAAATCCAAGAAGATGCGAGTCCGTGTTGATACACAGGATTACCTTCATTGGTTAAATGAGTCACGACAAAAGTTTCAGTCTGAACTCGAGAGAAAAGGTTTGACGAAGCAAGCGTGGAATGCAGACCAGCTTGCGGGAGGCGTGTACAAGATTTATGATTGTCAAAATCGATACTTGTGCAGTGGTACTTTGGTGACAGACCAAATGTTTGTGGTCATGCACGCTTTGAGCGAAGACATGACACAGATCTACTATGCCCGAAACCATGTGCATTCTATCACGATGAAAGCATCAACTCTCACCGTGCATAATGAGCACATTGCGTCTTTTAAAGTGTCTGGTTTTGCAACCCCTTTTAAGGCGAATCACATGAGGAAGTTAACAGAGTCTTCTTTAGTGACTGTTTTTGGTTATGGTGATGGTGAAGCACGTAGACCAGACTCAATTGTCGGTTTTGCTTCCCCCTCTGGTTGGTGCACAGCTGCAACCCGCCGGGGAGATTGTACCTCGCCTGTTTTGGATAAAGATGGCTACATCGTAGGGTTTTGGACTCACGGTGATGGAGAACAGTTCGGTCGTTTTGAGAAGATCTCCGACGAATTGCTGTCTTTTATACGGCATGTGAAGCCAGTAACTCACACGGGTTTGGATTTTCAGTCCTGCCCCCGCTACCCGAGTCTTTGACCGAGCAATCGGTCTTTGACCGGTTCCCTGATAAATATCGTTTAGATAATCAGGGGGGGGCCGTCTTTCGAGACTGGGCTAGTGTGAGTGAAGAACATGACCGGTGGTTACCTGAGCGGTATTTTCCGATTGTTGGAAGTGTTGTAAGAAACCCTTCATATCGCAATCGACGTACTGTTGATCCTTTCATTGCCATGTATTATGATGAGATGGGGATCGAACAGCCCGCTGAATGGGGACTGCCAGTTCCAAACGAAGAAGCTTCCTATAAGTCTTTGGCCAAGTATGGCAAGGACTGTCCATTCATGGATGATGAACAAGTTGTTGACATGAATAGGGCTTGGGAGTGGACTGCACAGCATTTTGGTCCATACATGCGTGATGCGAG